AGCTGCAGCACGCCGACCACGCCGACCACCACTTCTTCCATGCCGCCGCCCACTTCGCGGAAGATCTGGATGGCGCCCTCCTGGGCGATCTGCTCCATGCCCTTCACGAACTGCTTGCGCTTCATGGTGTCCTTCTGCTCAATGCGGGCAAAGTGCTCCGGCGAGAAGGTGGGGATGCCGGCAAACTGCACCTTCTTCTTGCCGGTGCACAGGGTGTCGCCGATGGAGAAGATGCCCGGATCGAACAGGCCGATGATATCGCCGGCATAGGCCTCGTCCACGATGGCGCGGTCCTGCGCCATCAGCTGGGTGCCGGTGGCCAGCTTGATGTTCTTGCCCTCCTGCACATGATAGGCTTCCATGCCGCGCTCGAACTTGCCGGAGCAGATGCGCATGAAAGCGATGCGGTCGCGGTGGGCCTTGTTCATGTTGGCCTGGATCTTGAAGATGAAAGCCGAGAACTCGTCACGGCAGGGATCCACGGACTCGCCGGTCAGGCTGTCCACGCGGGCCAGCGGGGTGGGGGTGAGCCGCAGGAAGTTCTCCAGGAAGGGTTCCACACCGAAGTTGGTCAGGGCCGAACCGAAGAACACGGGACTCAGCTCGCCGCGCAGCACCTTGTCCAGGTCGAACTCCTCGGCGGCACCGTCCAGCAGCTCGATCTCATCCACCAGCTGCTGGTGCAGGTAGGGGGTGAGCAGCTCGTCCAGTGCGGGATCACCCAGTTCGGCCTCGGTCTCGCTGACCTTCTTCACGCCGTTGGCGCGGCCGTCGCTGGAGAAGGCCAGCACCTTGCGGGTGTTGCGGTCGAACACGCCCTTGAACTCCTTGCCGCAGCCGATGGGCCAGTTCATGGGGTAGGTCTTGATGCCCAGGATCTCCTCGATGTTCTCCATCAGCTCAAAGGGGTCGCGGGCTTCGCGGTCCATCTTGTTGATGAAGGTAAAGATGGGGATGTGGCGCAGGGTGCACACCTTGAACAGCTTGATGGTCTGGGCCTCGACGCCCTTTGCGGCGTCGATGACCATGACGGCGGAGTCCGCCGCCATCAGGGTGCGGTAGGTATCCTCCGAGAAGTCCTGATGGCCCGGGGTGTCCAGAATGTTCACGCACTTGCCGGCGTAGTTGAACTGCAGCACCGAGGAGGTGACGGAAATACCGCGCTGCTTCTCGATGTCCATCCAGTCGGAAACAGCGTGCTTGGCGCTCTGCTTGCCCTTGACGGAACCGGCCTGGTTGATGGCTCCGCCGTACAGCAGCAGCTTTTCGGTCAGCGTGGTCTTGCCGGCGTCGGGATGGCTGATGATCGCAAACGTCCGGCGGCGCTCGATTTCTTCACGATTTGTCATAGATCTGAAATTCTCCTAGAAGGGGGTGAAGTTTTCTCCGCTCCCGCTGGGCGGGAGCGGAGAAAACATATTTTTACACATACGCACTTTATTCTATACGAAAACGCGCGATAATGCAAGGGCTTTCGTTATTTTTTCAGGATGATGAAAAGTAAAGCATTAAATGCAACAAATTTTCGGCCTTATTTTTGTGGATTTTAGCGTAAAGCAAACAGGCCGTCAAGTTTTCTCCGCTTGCAGCCGCCCTCTATTGTTCGATTTTACCAACGGTTTTCTGTTTTCGTGTCGCTTATGCTGTCAGACCAAGCTCCCGTAGGCATTCGCGGAACATTGTGCCGGCGCTCTTATAGCCGAAAATTTTTCTGGGATAGCTGTTGATCCAGTTCTCCGTAGCCGCGATTTCCTCTGCCGTGACCTTTGAGAAGTCTGTGCCTTTCGGGTGCCTGCGGCGAATCATGCCGTTCACATTCTCATTGCTCCCGCGTTCCCAAGAAGAATACGGATGACAATAGTACACCTTCGTCCGCTTATCTCCGGTGATGCAGGACTGTTCCAGCTGGTCGGCCAATGCAAACTCACTGCCGTTGTCCACTGTGATGCTCTTATAGATAATGCCAAACTTCTCTGCACCTAACTTCCGTTCCAGTGCATTGATTGCCCGCACGGTCGTCTCTGCGCGGCGATCTGGCACCACTATAATATTTTCGTTCCGGGTCTTGCGCTCAGTCAGCACCAGCAGCGCAACCGTGCTTTTCTTCTTGCCAGAATACACCGTGTCCATTTCCCAGTGTCCAAATTCTTCACGGTCTTTTACTTCCGCCGGGCGTTTTTCGATGCTCTCACCGGCAGGCGCACGAGCAGGATCCTTTGTTTTCACCTTTTTATAGTCGCCCTTATGCACTCCATGTCTGGGCAGGGCCTTTTGCGTCAAGTTCAGGAACACGCCCTTTTTGATGTAGCTGTATATGGTAGGCACCGATATATGCGTTTTGAATGTCCGTCCTTCTTCCAGGGCATAACCGTACACAGCAGCCGGTGAACAATCCTTATCTATAATGGTCTGCTCGATATAGCTTGCAAGCTCATGATCCTTGCCAATCTTAAGGTTTGGTCCCTTCTCCCGAAGATGTGCCTGATACCTTTGTTCTGCAATATCCGGGCTATATGTAGGAATCAGCTTCCACGTTTTACCGTCCAACTTGTCGTAGCTACCGCGTTTCAGTTCCCGGTACACCGTGGACGGGTCAACCCGCAACCTGTCTGCGATTTCCTTTACTCTCAGCCCATCTTTCAGCCACTTTTCAATACAGATTCGGTCTGTAAGCGTAAGCTGTTTGAACACTCGCACGCCGTTTTCCTCCTTTCGACTATGGCGTTTATTTTCGTTTTAAGCGTAAATTATACGGTATACCGTTGTCAATTCGCAATTTTTCCACACTTTGCACATTTCCTTTGTGCAAAACTTCCAGGCAAACAAAAAATCCCCCGCCAGCAATCCATCAGGATGCCAGCGGGGGATTTTCATTTCAGTGCAGAAGCATCGTCAGTTCATAGGCCACAAGGCCGGAAACCAACGCCGCAATCACAGCCCACCAAAGTTTGTTCCCAAATGTTCCGGGGGCTTTTTCCAGCGCGGTGAGGCGGTCCTCCTGCTTTTTGTTTTGAGCCGTTACAATTTCAAGGCTCTTGTTTGTGTTTTCGAGTTGCTGGATGGTCAACTTGATATTGGTGTTCATGCCGTTTACTGCATCGGTCAGCTTCCCCAGCTCGTCCAGCCGGTGGGTGTTGCTCTGTGCACGGTTTTCGACCGCTGTCAGGCGATGTTCCAGTTCCTCGTCAGTCATTACGCTTGTTCTCCCCCACGTTACCGAAATGGGCCACAGTAGTGGTTTCTGCAGATTTCTTTGCCATGTAATCTTCGAGCTTCTTCTTGGTAAAGTCGAACACAAGTTGCACGATCCAATCCAGCGTCCGCTCATTGATTGCCCAGTCCAGCCAGTCCGGGGTGTACCCACGCAGTACGGCAATGACATGGGCTTTCTTTTCTGCACCCGCGCCACTGCCGAACTTTTCCTCTGCGTTGACGATCCACTTGTACACAGTCTTTGCGACCACAAGGCCGTAGCCCAGACGTACCGCCGCCAGCGCCGTGACCACAAGGCCGACCATCATGAAGATACAGGCCAGCCATTCAGGGAATGCCATCAGAAAAACTTTCAGAATGTTCTCCATTTTGTTTTCCTCCTACTCTTAACCCACCCAACGGCTCTTTACCGCACGGGTGTCGATGTGTACCCAGCCAGCAGGACGACCAGTTTTTACCGGGTAACGTCCGATGCCGCCGGTGTTTTTCAGCAGCGTTTCGGCGTAGGTCGCGAGCGTTTCCACGTCCACGCCCTGAATCCGAATATCTGCCGCCATACCGTAGCAATGCTGACTGTACGTTGCGCCCTTGACCGCCTTGTTATGGGCGGCAGTGCGATATGCGCTGGTGATCGTAACAGCCTTTCCAAAGTGATTCCGGATGTTCTGCAACAGTTTCACCAACACATCATCAATAAAGATGGGGTCAGTCCCATCCTTGCAGCGAAACTCTTTCACGGCAAAATTTGCGGACAGTTTCTTGTTACCATCCTTTGCCAGTGAATAGGCTTTAATCGCCATTGTCGTTTTCTCCTTTCTGGCTCAATGCCATTTTGCAGCCGCTCGACCCGCACTCAGCCACCAGCACGGCAAATTCGCCGCGCTCTGCGGTCGTGTCCGCACCACTGGTTTCCAGCCGGGTCAGCAGGCTTTCGCACAGATCGGGCCAGCTTTTATGCTGCATAGTCTTCGCCCGTGATGTCCTTGTAGTCGTCTGCGGTGATCTCGCCCTTGTTTATGCGCTCGGCCAGAACTTTCTTGACACCGGCGCGGCGGGATGCGGGCATCTCTGCC